AGTTCCAATGTTTTCTTAACTTAATGTAGCTACTTCCGTATTTCATAACGAAAGCAAATACTTCATCTGTAAAAACTATCTCGTGAGTAGTTGACATTCTCTGTCCTGTCCAATTTCCAACACCTCTATCATAAACAACAATATCGCCTTCGTAAATTTCTTTTTCGTTTTTGTCTTTTAGTCCAGTAAATTGCATTAATTTCAAATCTGCTCTTTTACGATTGTCATTTTCAAACATAAAAGAAGTACAAACATTCGCCCATTCACCCATTAAAACACATTCCCCATCCATACTAAATCCGCCTAAATTTGGATATTCGTAACCAAGCAACCATTCTTTTTTACCATCATCCCAAGCCCTAAACTTAATTGTTCTCATTTTTTTTTAGTTTATTAATTATTAAAAATTAGTGCCGTCCTGTAACAAGCGTTTGGAGCAAGTTGCAGAAACATTTTCTTTCTATTCACGTTATCGGTGGCAACCTGCACCAAGCGCAAACGTTAGTAGCAAGACTACGACTCATTTTCAAGAGACAATTCTTCTAATAATGCGTCTGCATATCCAATGGCGTGTTTTGCTATCCATTTAAATTCTGTAGTGTCTATTTGGTTAGGATTTGATAATAATCCCTGCATAGCTACTGATATTAAATATTCACGCTTTGAAAGACCAAAATTAGTTTTAACATCTTTAATCCATTTTCCGTCATTCGTTTTTTTATCGTATTCTACAGCTATCGGAAAAGCTGGTTCGTTTTTTGTTTTCATATATTTTGTTTTAGCTTTTGAATTTCGTTAATAAAATATTGAGTACATTCTTCCATTTTTTGTAATTGTAATTTGGTATAAGTATTTGAATACTTTGCTTTTTTCGGTTTCTTATTTTTGTGAACCGTAAAATAATTTGTTTTCATTTTTTTAGTTTAAATTATTTTTCAGCCATTGAGGATTTATTTACTTTTCTAGATTTTTCAATAAATCCTCTCCACTTGCCAAATTATAGACTCGAAGTCATTTGCGGAATATTTTTTCTTAACCACCCGTCCAGCTACTAACAGCAGTCTTGAACTACCGCCGAATTTACGCAACCGCATAGGCGGCAGTACAAGGCTGCGAAACGTTATATTCCAGCTTCGTTAGGGTCGCTAAACAAACCATTCAAATGTTTTTTTTATAATATCTAAGGTTACTTCGTGACATATTAGCCATTTTATCCAAACAAGTGGAGTGAAAATAAAATCAATAATAGACCAAAAAATACTTTTGTGTATTGAATATCCTATCATAGCTGTACACACACACGATATTGTGTATAATAGATTTCCGAAAGAGTAAGAGTTTGCTAAATTTGACATAATTTATTTAGTTTTAAAATTTATAATTAATTTTGTGTTAAGTGGTATTTTCAAGATTCTAAAAAATTTACGGTTAAAAAGAATTATCTCCTTTTTTTAAATATATTTCAAAAACATCTTCAATTGTTATAGAACCTTTAACATTATTGTTTTTGGAATCAGTAATCCAATATGCAAACATAATTGCTAAATCTTTAGCGATTTCAAAGCATTTAAAAGCATTTACTTCACTGTTATTTACTGTGATACTATGACTGTCTACATAATTTAAAAACAAATCTATGTAAGTTTTTTCAACAGAATTTTCAATATATAATTCTTTTTTCACTTTATCTAATTCTTTTTGATCCACAATAAGTTTTTCCAACCATTCTAAATATTTTTCCAATCCAGATAAAGTACCAGTATCGTAATTATACCTATCAAAAGCATAATTTCTAAAATCAATATTATCCATATTTATCATAATTATTCTATTTTTTTAATTTTTATTTCCGCAGTTGGCACATCTAAAAAATGATAATACGCTGGATTAATTTTAGCAGCGTCTAAGTGTCTTTGCAAATCTCTTTTTGAAGATTCTGCATAATCTTTGTGAACATATTCTTTAAACATTTCACATCCTGTTTTGTCGGTTATAAAAACAACCACTGTATTTTTTACATCCATAATATATAATTTTTAAGTTTTTTTGTATATAATTTTAATCAAATGTTGTACTAAAAAAAGCCGAGAATATAACAAGTGCTATAAGATACCCGCCGAAAGCAACTGACCGCATAGGCGGGCATCCCATAGCACCATACGTTTAGCAAAATGCGCAAACGCCTTTTGCTAAACAGGCGCACTTCGCTAAACTAGCGCTTTGCAAAAGCAAATCCCTTCGCAAAGCGCGCCTGTTGTAGGTAAGTTTGCTCAACTTTGTAGCCAAAGTTGAGCAGGTTTATGTGTTGTAAATAAACCAACCGTTTTGCTCTCTAAGGAAGAAATAATAAGTACCCATTTCATCTTTATAAGTAGCTCCTTGATACGTTAAATGCTTTTTATATCCTTGCTCATTTAATATTGGTTTCCCGTTTCTATTTAATCGAAATCCATTCATATTTTTAGTCATAATTCGTGATTTAAAAAACCTACCTACAACAATATATTGTAGCAATTAAGGCTTTAGTTATTAATTTATTTACTGTTTTGTACTTTTATATTTTGGTCTTTAATCGAAGCATAAGATTTACTTTCCCTTAACTGCAACAATAATGAACGTTAGGGTGCATAGCTCCAAATCGTTTCATAATGGAATTTTACCTTAATTTTATTTTCAGTAATAAATCCATATTTTTTAGCAATTCGGTAATTTGTACTTCTTGCGTTTAATCGTTTAACTTGTTCTTCTAATTCGTGTCGGAATAATTCTAAATGATAGGTAGATTTCCATCCGTTACACACTCGACAAGCAGGGAATAAATTGTCTTTATGATGTAAATCATCAACTGTTAAATGACTTAGAAAATTAGGAATATGTATTTTCTTTTCTACAAAATTCCTAAAGTTTAATTGACTTATTATGTGGTCAATATGCATTCCTGTAATTTGAAAATGTTCGCCACAATAAGCGCATCTACCATCAAATTTTTCGTAAACTTCTAATCTATGTTTTTTATAAGGCATAATAATATTTTGTTTAAATTACCCACTACGCACCCTAACAATCGTTTGTACTAAGCGGCAGAATATACGCAACCGCATAGCCGCCTAGTACAAGCTACACCGTTATCTAACCCTAACCCTAACAACAACACTATACCCATCCCTTACAATCGTGTATTTCTTGATGTTGAGCTCTTTGGCTATTTCGATGCTCCATTCAATTGTTCCTTTGACATCTTTCAGCATTCGACTAGATAAAGTTGACTGGTTAATATTTAACTTTTCGCACACTTCTTTTTGTGAGGATTTAGCTTGTTTGATTACTTGCCTGATTGGGTTTTCCATTTTAATACATTTTATTTTTTACAAATATATTAATTATATCGTTACAAATAACATTTTAAGTAATTTAGAATTAATATAAATTAATAAATAAAAACGATATAAATGTTTTTTGTATTGTTTTTTTGAATTACTTTTACACCATAGAAAACAATCTAAATATAAACAATATGAAAACACTTAAACAATTATTCGACAAAATTAGTAACTACCTATATGGTGGTAAATCTTTAAACTTTGCGATATGAGCAACTACGACCACGATGTATTAGGAATAGGAAATCCAGAGCATCCAGCAAACAGAGAAGAACAAGAAATGTTTGAAAGCGACAATCTATCAGAATGCTTAGACTATGCAAAATTAGCATATGATTTTGAACCAATGGAGGCGGCTATTTACAACAACGACACTATTATTGAAAATGCAATTAGTGAAATTCAGTTTTGTATAGATTGCCTTCAAAATAATAGTCTTGTTAAAAATAGATTATTAGCCGTTAAAAGAAAATTAATTAATACTCAAATTAGACGTTATGAAGAAAGGTTATAAAGTTGAAAGTGTATTTGGAGTTCCTGAGTATTGGCACACTGGATTATTGATTTGTAATTATAAGCATATCAATAGAGTCACTCAATACCCGATAGTCAATCTTGAAAAATATAAACACGACTATTCTAAAATAGGGATTTGGAAAATTAAAAAACTAAAACAATGAAAACAGCAATGCAAGATTTAAGAACTGATTTAGTAAAAACTATAGATACGGCAAACGAAGCATTATTAGAAATAGAAAATGTTATTATTAGAGAAGCTTGTCAAAAGACAGTAGAACTTACTTTAAAAAACATAGTTAGAAGAATTGATGACGAACTTTTAATTATGGAAAAACAGCAAATGATTGATTTTTATCACGAAGGTTGTGCAAACTGGGATAACGAACTTTCGGATGGGCAACAATATTACAACGAAACATTTAAACAATGAAACACTATCAAGAAAAACTAGGAATTATTATAATTATTGCGTTATGTATTTGCGCAATGATATTAGCTGAGGAATTAATTAAACAAATAAATTAAATATGGAATCACTATTAGAACTACAACGCTATCAAATCGAAGCGTTACAAGCCGAAAATAAACGGCTAAATGATGAAATCAAAAGCATTAAAAATAGTGCTTTTAGATTAAGATTATCAGATGAAAACTTTGACAAACCACTTGCCGAAATAGAGATAAATTATGAAATTGTAAAACCTAATTAAATGGAAATCTACGCACTAATACCAATCGCAATCCTCCTACTATGGGGGATTAGATTAATAAGGATTGACCTTAACAGATTGGAAAAAGAAAACCAAGCGTTAAAACTTCACAACAAAAGTTTAAATAAAATGAATGATGAGCTTTTGAATGAAAGATATGAAACTTTGAAAAATATTAGAACTAGAAAAAGATTATGAGCAAACGAAAATCAATTAACATGCATAAATTCTACTGCCTAATGCAACTACTTCAAGACAACTTAGACGATTTACAAGTAACAACTCTACGAATGCAACAACTAAAAGACAATCTAAGCGAGTTTTGTGAGATATTAAACAACGAATGTGCTAATACTTACACTATTCAAAAGACTACTTATTTTGTGGAATTGACTAATAAAATAGATACGATTATGAGAAAGAATTTTAACCCTAATATGTAATGAAACAAGTATTTTTAAGAATGAGTGAAGAACATTACTTCACTATTCCGGAAGAAATTAGAATGATATATTTATCTTCTAAAAGAGTTGATGAAGAAATGTCAGATTTTGATTTAAATATTCAAGATCCAACTTTTGAAAAATTGTACAATAAATCAAAAGAAGCAAAAAAAGAATTGCAAGATTATCAATATTTTTTACGTGAAGAACGTAGAAAGTTGAAATAAATTACTATCTTTACTAAATCATAATAACAGGGGTAAGGCTTTCGCCCCGTCATAGAAAGTCATAAAAATTATATATTATGAGTACTTCAAACCGCAGACAAGCGTTTGCACAACCACAGTCAAATCCAGCAACTAAGTTTATCGACTGGAAATCCAATGACAAGAATTTTTCGTATTTCGACAAAAATCTTGCAGAATCAATGAAAGGAGCTTCAAAAGATGAAATTAAGGAAAAATGTAACATTCCTATTAATTTGCCTTTTAAATTTCTAGCCTTAGATGAATTATCAACTGTAAAGGGATGGAATGAATCATTAAAAGGTAGTATTGGTTCTAACGAAGTCCGTTATATTTCAAAAGAAATTTTAAATGTAGTTACCTATCACAAAGACGGTAATGGTAAATCTTCTAAAACTGAATTGATAAAAGGAATTTATTCCGACATCAAAGACAAAATTAAATCTTCTGGAGCTCACTATGTAAAATCAATCTACATTATGCTTGAAGATGGTTCGCTTGCTAATTTACAGTTAAAAGGTGCTGCCTGCCAATCTTGGGGAGACTTCACTAAAAAGAACCGTACTAGATTACCCGATGAATGGGTGACTGTGAAAAAAGCTATCGAAGGTAAAAAAGGAGCAGTTAAATTCTATACCCCTGATTTTAGTTTTGACAAGTCACTTTCGGAAAGTGAAATAGATCTTGCAGACGAAGCTTTTGGAATATTAGAAGTATACTTAAAAGCGTATCTTGTGAAAGCTGACCCAACTATTGCAGAGGTTGAAGAAGAAGTTGAAGACCCAATAGATGAAGACCATGTAGATTTTTAATTGTTTTTTATTATTAATATTTATTAAACCACCTTTATAGGTGGTTTTTTTATAGTAAAAAGTTTTTTATATCGAATTATTTATTATATTTGTATTGCTGCAACAATTTAAGAAAACATTAATCTAAAAGGGATAATGAAACCAACGTTGCAGTAGGTGGATTTATCCCTTTTTTTAACTTTAATTTTAATTTAATTTTATGAAACTATTTATTACCAACAAGCGGTATTTTGAAGAATCTTTTGATAATCCTGAAAGATTTATAAATACCAATCGAGAGCCTTTAACTACTAGGCAAATGCACAAACTACTGTACAATGAATTATCTTTATCATTAGACACCAAATACGCAATACCTATTTGTATTTTAGTTCCTTATGATAACGGTGAAGGAAGCGCAATTTTTGACTTTGTCACAAAGAAAGACGAAGTTTATTATTATGAATATGCTACTACAGTTTCATAATGGAAAGGGATAAATTAAAGTTATTCTGGGAAAATTTTTCTCTAATAACAGTTTCGGACACTAAAATCCCTAATTTTCCTTGGAAATCTTGCCAAACTGAAAAACAATCTTTTGAAAAGTTTACTCAAAACTTTGAATATAAGGGCGGTATTATAAAAAAGGATGGAACCGAAATTCCTGCAACAACTAACTTTGGCATTGTAACAGGTTTTGACTACTTAGAAGTTATTGATATTGACTTAAAAGTATTATCGACAGCAAAAGAACAGGTTTCTTTTTGGGATGAATATATTGAATATTTAAAAGATAATATTTTAGATTTTGATGATAAATTTGTAATCTACAAAACCAAAAATGCAGGTTATCACATTCTATATAAATCAAAAAGGGTTCAAGGCAATCTTAAACTTTCAAAACTAAAAGGACATTCAGAAGCTATTATAGAAACAAGAGGGATTGGTGGTTATGTTTTTGCCTATCCTGATAACAAAGTTTCTAAAAAGAATTATCATCAAATTGAATTTATTTCAGATGATGATAGAGAGATAATAATGAGTTTTTCTAAAATGTATAATTACATTGATGAAATTCCTTTTGAGCCGATTAAAGACAAAAAAATATATAAAGAAGGCGATATTACCCCTTGGGATGATTATAACCAGAAAACGACTGTTTTTGACGTTGTAGGGTCGGAGTTTTCAATTGTTGCTAATCAAAATAAAAGGTATGTAATAAAAAGGCAAGGTGGTACTTCACCGCATTCAGGGTATATCTTTAAAGACACAGGATGTATGTATCTTTTTTCAACAGGAACTAACTATCCGCACGAAAAATTAATTACTCCGTTTACTGCTTATGCTTATAAAAATCATAATGGTAATTTTTCAGAAGCGTCTAAGAAACTTTATGAACTGGGTTTTGGTACTCGTTTTGTTAAGAAGGAATTAGAGCCTGAAAAAAAAACTGTCTTAGAGAAAGAAGAAAATATATCTATAAATGAGGATGATTTAAATTTTCCTTTGGATATATTCCCAAAATCTATTCAATCCTATATTTTAGAATGTAATGAAACTTTAGATAGTTCAATTGATTATATGGGGTGTGCCGTTTTGTGGCTTATTTCTTTGAGTATTGGTAATTCAATGCAAATAGAAGTAAAAAGGGGTTGGAATGAAATAGCTACTCTTTGGCTTTCAATAGTTGGAAAAGCAGGTATTGGTAAAACTCCTTCTATTTCAAATATTATATTTCCACTTGAAAAAATAAACAATAGAGAGATAGCTAATTTCATTAAAGAGTATGAGAAATATGATTTTTATACTAAGCTATCAAAAAAAGAACAAGAAGAATATCCAGAGGTTATTAAACCGAAAAAGAAACAGTTTATTGCAAATGATATTACTTTAGAAGCCTTAGTTGATTTGCATCAAGAAAGCGATAACGCAGTAGGTGTTTTTAAGGATGAATTAGCAGGTTGGTTTAAAGATATGAATAAATACAAGCAAGGGTCTGATTTAGAATTTTGGCTGTCTTGTTGGAGTGGAAAATCAGTAAACCTAAATAGGATAACAAGAGCCGGTTCTTTTGTTGCTAAACCATTAATTTCGGTATTAGGAGGTATTCAACCAACTATTTTTAGCAGTTTTTATACTGATGAAAATAAAGAAAACGGTTTTATGGATAGGATGTTATTATCTTATCCTGAACTAAATGTTGAAACATATAATGATAAAGAGATGAATTATGAAACTATACAATGGTATAGTGATACTATTATTTCATTTTTTGAAACGGTTAAAAATAAAATCATAAAAAGAGATGAAGATCAAAAAATACAACCGATAACGATTCGTTTTGGGAAAGAAGCTAAAATAGAGTGGATTAGAATTTTTAACGATATTACTGAAACACAGAATTCTGATATGGAAAATGAGTATATGAAATCTATGCTTCCAAAACAAAAATCATACATTCCTAGATTTTCGTTGTTAATACACTCTTTTAATGCGATAGGAGAAACAAATTATAATTTTGAGGAAGTATCAAAAGAATCAATTTTAAAGGCTGAAAAACTATCAAAATACTTTATTGCAATGGCTAAAAAAGTGAAATTAGATAGTGTAGAGGTTTCAGATTTAAAACAAGTTATTAAAACTCAAAATGGGAAAACAACCTTAGAAAAGTTAAAATCGATAGCTGAATTAAATCCTGACTTCAATAAATTGAAAACTGCTGAACTTCTAGGAATTTCCCGACAACAAATATATAAACTAATGAAAAAAGTGTAAACAAGTGTAAACAGTTTACACTAAAAGTTTACAGTAACTTCTTAGTGTTTACAAGGGCTAACAGCGAAAAGTGTAAACGTTTACAGTTTACACTAAAAAAAATAAAAAAAAATAAAAAATAAAAAAATATTTTTTTAAATTAAAAAAAGTGTAAACTGTTTACACTTTCGGCTGTAAACCCCTATAAACATTGAAAAAAAAGTGTAAACACCACTGTAAACTGTTTACACTTTTGTTTACACTTGTTTACACTTTTAAATTATGAACCCATTTGAAAATATTAACACAAATATCGATGAGCAATCAAGAATCAGAGGAACAATTGAAGATGAAATTACAGTCTTTGAAGAACGAATTTTATCAATTAAAAGAGAAATCGATAATCTTGAAGGACTTATTGAAATCAATACCTTCTATTCGAATCCAGAAACGAAAGATACATTCTTAATAAATTAATTATGAAACTAAGAGACTATCAAATAAAATTGTCAAACGATGCTACTGAAATTCTTAAATTAAAGAAAATAGTTTGCCTATGTATGGAAGTGAGAACAGGAAAGACATTAACAGCACTTCAAACCGCACATAATTACGGTGCTAAAAATGTGTTATTCGTAACTAAAATTAAAGCGTTTTCCTCTATCCAATGGGATTATGACCAAATGAACTACGATTTTAAACTAACCATAATCAATAAGGAATCTTTACATAAGATAGATGACACTTTTGATTTAATTATTTATGACGAATTTCACGGGTTTTCAGCATATCCAAAAGCATCTGTATATCAAAAGTTAGCACGTAAAAAATACAGTCATTTACCAATGATATTACTATCAGGAACACCAACACCTGAAAGTCATTCGCAATGGTATCATAGCTTTCAATTATCGGACAACTCACCATTTAAAGAATACCCTAACTTTTATAAATGGGCTAAAGATTTTGTGAATGTAAAGATTAAACATCTTGGATATGCACAAGTAAATGACTATTCAGAGGCAGACATCGTACATATTAATCGAAGAATTAAGTATTTCGTTTTAACGTTCACACAAAAAGAGGCGGGGTTTACATCAACAGTTAATGAAATGGTTTTATTTGTTGATATGAAACCAATAACCTCAACAATTATTGAAAGATTGAAACGTGATTTAGTGGTTAAAAACTCAACAGGACAAATTATTTTAGCCGATACAGGAGTAAAGTTGATGCAAAAGATACATCAACTTTCAAGTGGAACTTGTAAATTTGAGGATGGAACGAGTAAAATTATAGACTATTCAAAAGCCGAGTTTATACGTGATAATTTTCAAGATTATAAAATAGGAATTTTCTATAAATTTAAAGAGGAATTAAATATGCTTCAAGAAGTGTTGAAAGACAAACTTACAACCGATTTAGATGAATTTAATAATACAGATAAATGGATAGCTTTGCAGTTTTTAAGCGGTAGGGAAGGAATTAGTTTAAAAAAAGCCGATTACATCGTTGCTTTAAATATTGATTTTTCAGCTACAACCTACTTTCAATTCAAAGATAGAATGACCTCGATGGAAAGAAAAGAAAATCAAATTTATTGGCTGTTTTCGAAAGGGGGTATTGAAGAAAAAATACATAGAACCGTTCTAAATAAGAAAGATTTTACTTTAAACATTTTTAAAAAACTTTACGATGTCAAAATTCCAGACAAAAATCAAGAAGCAATACCAAGCCGAAGGCTATACCGTCACTAAGTATCAAACAACACAAAGCGGCTATCCCGATTTACTTTGTACAAAAAATGGAGAGGTTGATATTTACATTGAGTGTAAAGAGGTTAAAGATACTTTGAAACCTTTGCAAAAGTTTAGAATAGACCAACTAATTGCAGCAGGAAAAAGAGCTTTTTGCATTCAGGACAAAAAAGGAATAATTTACCCAAACGAAAAAGAGAACAATATTAATTTAGATTTTTAGATTATGGAAAAAATTAAAATTAATTCAGAAACTACAATAAATTTAAACTTTGAAACTCAAATATCAAAGTTAGGCAGACCGTTTCGTTTATCCGGAGTAAAAAAGAATTTACAGTTACCCGAAAAATGGGTAGATAAAGTTTTGAAAAATCATTGGATTTATTCATTTATTTACTTAGATGAACAAGGTGGTTTTTTTGAAATAGAAATAGATTATAACGATAAATTTTTAAAACTTACAAAATGTTAGTATCAATACCAGAAATGGCTAAAATGTGCGGTACAGATTACGATCACATCGCATCAATAATAGCAAAAGAAAATATCAAACTTAGTTGGAATAAACCGTATAGACTAGATGAAGACCAGCAATTAGTAATATTAATGGTGCTCCATTACGAAAACAGATATGAGTTTGTTACACTACCATCAAAGATGAATGACCCCAACTTTGACACTACAGAAGTATATTCAAAAGAAATTGCAATAAAAAGATATCATTTAACACCAAGTAATGGAATTAATTTGTAATTTTGAATATTATGGCATATAGTGTAGAAGAAAAAGAAAAGTTATTTAGTGCTATTTTTGATTTAATTGAAAATGGTAAATCTTTGCGTTTTGCTTTGAAAGAAGTTAACTTATCTTCAAGCACTTTCTTTATTTGGATAGATGAAGACGTTGAAAAATCGAAACAATACGCGCGCGCGACAGAAGAAAGAGCTGAGGCAATACTTGATGAAATGATAGACATTGTAGACGATTCAAGTAATGACGTTTTAGAAATGGATTTAGGCGATGGAATAGTAAATACTAGAATAAATAATGAAGTTATACAAAGAAGCCGGTTGAGGTACGATGCTCGTAAATGGCTTGTATCTAAACTTAATCCTAAAAAATACGGCGATAAACTTGATATGACCTCAGGTGGAGAAAAACTACAACCAACTGACATCAAAATTGAAATAGTTAAACCAACAGAGGATTAATGCAGGCTACTATTGTATTTGAAAAGATATGGAACGCAATCAATGCTAAAAATCCAGATGGATCAAGAAAATACAAATACATAATTAATACAGGATCATCACGTTCTAGCAAAACACATTCAATACTTCAAATAGAATGGGTAATGTGTTTAAAATTACCAAATACAAGGGTTTCAATCTGGAGAGAAACAAAAGCAGATTGTAAAATGACAATTTTAGCCGATTTAAAAAAAGCAGTTCCAACATTCCCAAACTATGAAACTGTTATTTTTAATAAGACTGAATCTATTTATACATTCCCCAACGGTTCAACTATCGAATTTATGGGAGGTGATGAAGAAAACAGGGTACACGGATTTCAAGGAAATATAGCACACCTAAATGAACCTTATAAATTTGGTTTAGATGCGTTTAACCAAATCGATATGCGTACTAGTGATTTTTTAGTAATAGATTGGAATCCTAAAAATAATCATTGGATAGATGAAATTGCAAGACGTGAAAACGCAATAGTAATCCATTCAACTTTTAAAGATAATCCATTCATCCCTGAGGAACAAAAGAAAAAGATTTTAAGTTATAATCCAGATAATCCATTTAATATTGAACAAGGAACGGCAAATAATTATTTATGGCAAGTTTACGGGCTTGGTTTAAAATCAGAAAAACCAAATAGAATTTTTAAAGGATGGCAAACATTAAATAATTCCGACTTTGAAAAATTACCGTATCAAAGTTACTACGGGTTAGATTTTGGATTATCAGCTCCAACCGCTTTAGTAGAAATGAAATTTGACGGAGACGAAAATTATTTCTTTAGAGAAAGATTATATAAGCCATTAAACGATATTAAAGGTAGTTTGTCAGATGAATTTGAACGTTTAGGAATTGAAAAGTATAAACAAATCATTTGCGATAGCGGAAATGAACTAAATAAAGAAGAAAGTCGTAAGTTAAAAAACGCAGGATATAATGTAATTCAAGCTAAAAAAGGCAGTGGGTCTATTGCATCAGGAATTGAAACTATGCAAAAAAGTAAAATTCATTATACTAGAGAATCTATCAATATTGAATCCGAATATGAACAATATTCCTGGCGTATCTGGCAAGGTATTCAAATGGATATGCCAGAAGAAAACGGAGACGATCACAGTTTAGATGCAATGAAATATGTTATTTCTTGGTTTGTTAAAGTTTTTCGTTTAAGTTAATTATTTTTTACTATATTTGCTTAATTATTAATGTTGTGAAACATCGATTATATGGGATTATTTGGATTATGGAGTAAAAGTGTATCGGTTGAACGTGACCGTAATGGAACTTTTACATATTCTTTTTTAGACCAATCAGGGTTTAACAACTCGACAAAGTACTTAGAACAATCTTTAAGCAACCCTGTTTTATTAGCTATAATTGCTTTACGTTCAAAGATTTATTCTCAAATGAAAATCACTCATTTGAATAGTTCGGGAAAACCAATTGAAAACAGCGAAATACTTAAACTTTTCAAACAACCTAATTATTTTCAATCACAAGAAGACTTCTTTTTTCAGCAAATGTGGTTTTTATCTGCTGCCGGAACTAATTTAACTTACAAAGTTGATGCTTTATCTACTGCGAAAGCAATTTACAATCTTATTCCGAGTGAAATTGATTTGAATAATACCGAAAAAGTAAAATCTTTTATCTATACTAAAAATGAATTAAAAGCGTATGGGGAAAAGAAAATTATCTATACTTTAGATGGTCAACATTTTGAAATTCAATTAAAAAATATAATCCCTACTTACGATCTTGCGAATGGCTTAACGTGTAATTCATTGATGGGTTCGCCTTCACGTTTAAAAGGATTATCTAAAACAGTTGAAAACATCGAGGAAAATTTACTATCTAAAAATGTAAATTTAAAGATGAGTCAAAAATACCTTATGGCAAGTCAAGGAGATGGAAACGAAGCACAAATTCAAGACAACGACCGTAAAGATATATTCTCAAAGATTGCTAGAAAATCATTATTAATTACGAATGCAAACATAAAAGCTCAACACTTAGTTAGCGATATGAAACGTTTATATTTAGATGAACAATTTAGTAATGATGCTTTAACTTGTTTGAATGCTTTTGAAATGGATAGGGATATTTTAAACTATTTCAGTAATGGAGCAAGTACGTACGAAAATCAAAATCAAAGTCTTTTAAAATGGATTCAAAATAGCATACAAACAGACGCAAATAATACAATGAATAGTTTTGCAAGTGCATTTGGATTAATTGATAAAAACGAATCATTAGTAGCTACTTACAATCATTTGCCTGTTATGCAATTGGTAATGAAAACTAAAATAGATACTTTAAAAGCGTTTCAAGAAACATTGATTTATGAAACACCGGAAGAGCAAAAAAGATTGAGTAATGATTTTAAATTAATACTTGGATTATGAAAGAAGTAAAAAAGCCAGAATTAACAAAGGCGCAAGTCGAGAAATTGAAATCAGATAAAGAAAAACAAATGCCTAAAATTATCAAAAAATGATAAAAGTATTAGAATTTCCAAATAAAGAGTTCCAAACAAAAGAGGAACTTTTCAAAGCGTTAAAGGATAATAAAAAAGAATTGATTTCTTTGAAAAAGTCTATTACTAAACAAGCTGATGCGGTTTCGTTTGGATATTCTGAAGATGTTATTCTTGGAGAAATTAAAAAAGAAGAAACCAACGATAATAATAATAATCCTGACGTTTTAAACGTAAAAGTAGTTATAAATACTACTAACTTTCTTGACAGTCACGGAGACGTTCATATAAATGGAATCTGGAATAAATCAGTAAAAGACAACGTTTCTTTTTTGCATTTACAAGAACACGAAAGAGAGTTCGACAAAGTTATTACTGATACTGCAAAAGGAAGCGTTCAGTCTATGACTTGGAAACAACTCGGATTGCCATATTTAGGAAAAACAGAAGCGTTAATTTTTGATAGTTTAATTGATAAAAAACGTAATGAATTTATGTTAAATCAATATGCTAACGGATGGGTAAAAAATCACTCAGTAGGGATGCGTTATGTTTCTTTAAATCTAGCCGTTAATTCGGAAGCTGAATGGGACAAAGAAGAAAAGGCAGTTTGGAATAAATATTATTCACTTATTGCAAATAAAGAATTAGCCGATGAAAAAGGATATTTCTGGGCGGTTACAGAAGCAAAGATTATAGAAGGAAGCGCAGTTGTAATGGGTAGCAACTCAGCAACTCCAACATTAAACAATAAAACGGAAGCCGTCGATGACACTGCCGAAACAAAAGAGCCGTCAAACGACACTCAAACGCATACAACGAACAAAAGAAGAAGAATTTTAATCTAAAACAAAAAAAACTATGTTTAAGTACAGAACAGATGCCGAAGTTCAGGCTATGACCGAACAAGAAGCAAATGATTACGCAATTGCAAAAAGAGCGCACGAAGCCGATTTGCAAACTAAAGCTATTGAAACAGCAATCAAAGGAGCAAAAGAAACTTTTGATGCTGAATTGAAAAAAGTAAAAGAAGATAACACCGAACTTGCTTTAAAAGTTACCGAATTGGAAACCAAAGGAGTTAAATCCGTTGTTAAAACTTTTGTTGATGAAATCAAAGAAAATAAAGAATCTTTGAAAGCTATCGCAAAAGGTGGAAATGCCGAAATCGTAATGAAAGCCGACACTTTAAGAGCTTCAATCGCCACAGACCCTAGCGGTTTATTTATTGGCGGAATTGGACAACTTCAAAGAGTAAAAAGAAGTCTTTATAATTTCTTTCCTAAAATTCAAGTAGGTAAAGGAAATCACAGCGGAGTTATTCGTTATATTGACTGGGATGAGGCTACAACTGTAAAAGCTGCTGCAAATGTTGCCGAAGGTGTTGCTTTTGCTGAATCAACTGCTAAATTCAAAGGTTATTCTTTGTCTTTGCAAAAAATCGGTGATACTTTGCCAGTTTCTGAGGAGTTCTTTGAAGACGATGTAATGGCAGCTTCTGAATTGGATTTATTTTTAGCTACAAACGTAGAAGATAAAGTAGATTCTCAATTGGTAATAGGCGATAATACAGGAACTAACCTTAAAGGTTTGGTTTCAAGTTCTACTGCTTATACTGCTGTAGCTTCTGGAATCACAGACGCAAACGTTTATGATTTGATTGCTAAAGTATCTGAGGCGATTACTTCTGTAGGTGGTGCAAAATACCAACCTGATTTCGTAGCAATGAATATTGCTGATATCAACAAATTGAAATTGAAAAAAGACACTACAAACAATTATGTGTTTAATTTCAATGACCCAAGAATTGACACTTTGAACATCATCGAAGATAACAACGTTGTTGCTAATACTTTGTATGTAGGAGATTCAAGATATGCCCGTATTTATGAGATGAGCGGTGTGGTTGTCTCTAAAGGATACAATGGAGCTGATTTCGTTGAGGATATGATGACTTTGAAAGCTAGAAAACGTCTAAACTTGTTAATTCGTGAAGCGGATAAAACAGGATTTAGAAAAGTGGCTTCTATTTCTGCTGCCCTTGTAACTTTAGCAACTCCTTAGTTATGATTGGCGTTAAGTTTATTGAGGATTTTGCTAATAAAGTGGTTGACGATAGAATTGTAGTTGATTCACAGCTTGCCTCACAACTAATTGCCGAAGGTGTTGCTATTTTAGACCCAGTGCAAACAGAAGCGCTGGCAGCAACCGTATTGAGTAAGAAAAAAGTAAAGTAATTTAAAGAAAGACCCAATGCAAATAGTAAATAATACATATTTCCAAAATCAAAATTATATCCACATTCCTTTAGCTATTGTTGATCCGTCAGGAACACCAAACAATCAAACGGAACTAGATTATCTTTGCGAAAAATTGGAGCGTGAAATATTACTAAATGCGTTGGGTTTATCTCTTTACAACGAAATAAAAGCATTAACAGAAGTTACAATTGATGAAGTGGGTAATGAAAAGTTTAAGAAACTGATACATGGCGATGAATATGACGGTAAAATATGGTTAGGTCTTGATAATGATGATTCATTAATTGCTAATTATATTTATCAGGAATTCGTTACTCAAACAGATATTAGACTTTCAGCAACCGGAGCAAAAAAAGTAAATCCTGAAAATGCAACCACTCAAACACCGAAGTACTTAATCGCAGGAGCACACCAAAACTTTATAAAACAATATCAGGGAGAATATTTACAAGAACCTGTAATTGTTGATAATTTTGTTGATTGGTACTGCAATAATGCTGAAAAAAGTCTTTACGGTTATTTGATGGATAAACAAGTCGATTTCACTAATTGGAAACCTGAATACTTTAAAGTTTACGAAACTAAAAACAGCTTCGGTATATGATAGTTTTTGAAGAGAAATTAAGGGAATTAGTCGCATTATTGCCACAATGGAACGGAACACACGAAATTCGTTATGATTGGGGTACTATTGATGTACTTAATAAATTCTTAGTACTCAAAGAAAGCAAATCAAAATACCCTCTTATTTGGTTAGTAACTTCGAAAGATACCGATGACCTTTTACGAAATCGAGTTACTAGAAATGCAAGATTTGTTATAGCCACACGGTCAAACGATGTCGATTCATTTAATGCGAAACAATATCAAACAGATTACAAAGAAATACTTATACCCGTTTATAATTACTTTATAACCGTTCTAAATAGTAGCGGAATTTCTAAGATAGTTGGAAGCACTATCGATAAAGAATTAAAGCCAAATTACAGCGTAAATGATAACGGTAAAGGATTAATAGAGATTTGGAATGCGTTAGTATTAGATGTTGAAATTGAGTTAACAGATGGTTGTATAAAAGAAAATATTAAATATTAAGCTATGGCTGAAAAAAAAGAACAAACATTTACCGTAACAAAAGAAATTACAGTAGATAAACTTTACAAAGTAGGTGCAAAAATTGCACTGATTGACAAAAAAACAATAGATAAATTAATCTTAAACAAATTTATAAAATGAGTTTAGAAACACAAATTAACACCGTTGATTGTTCTCAATCAGGTGTATTGGGGACTGGTTTAGCAGGATGCCGAATGGACAGAAAACGTGTAACAGCGTTGGGATTGGTTCAAAAAGGGTATAAGTTCAATGCTGAAATTACCAAGACGTATATGCGTCAACTGCAAGAAGACGGTGTTTTGATTATGTTGCAAGGTGTTGTATCATTTGAAGACAACACGGCAGACGACAATATTATCACACGTGCAGGATCAGGCATTAAAGTAGTTGCTGGTAAAAATCCGTATGAGCATACAATTACTTTCGACAATGGAATTAATTTTAATAAAGCATTAACCTCTTTAAGCGGATTCAATGCTTATGATTTGATTCTTTTCGATGTTGATAATTCAATGTTTTTTACCGTTACCAAATCAGGCGAACCTAAAGGATTTACCTTAGGAATGTTTGAAAATGGAAAATACATGGGTGCAAATGGGACTGATGCAAGTTCTCAAACAGTTGTTTTGCAATTAACTGAAAGATCTGAAATCGACGAAAGAATGTCTTGGATTGAAAACAGTCAATTAGACTTTTCTTATGGAGAGTTGACAGGGGTAAACGATGTTATTTTAACAGTTGATCCAATTGTAACTGCTTCAACTTCTATTGTAGTAAGTGCGTTTTTATTGGATAAAATACACCCAGTTGAGGGGTTATTAGTAGCTGATTTTGCAGTAACACGCAATGGAGCTATAATAACACCAAGTGCAATTGCTTATAGTTCCACAACTAAAAAATATACATTAACCGTAACGGCTAATACAACAGCTGACATTGTTACCGTAGATTTAGACAATATTATCTTAACTGCTGCCGATGTTTTATACAAAAGCGATGTTAAATCCGTTGTTGTAACTGCTTAATAATTAAAAAGAAAGGAGAATTTAACCCGTTGCTTAATTGTAACGGGTTTTTTTGTATATTTGTGTTAAATGACAACAATAAACGACTATATTAAAAAATGTCAGTTCGTAGCAAGTGAATTGTTAAACGAGCAGGAACGTATTGTTTTAGCAAATGAAGATAAAATAGTTAGTTTAAATGTTGATACGTTTCAAGATGGATATGGAAGTGATGGACAAATATTGAAACATAGTAACGAGAAAATGTTTAAAGGTGTTTATTCTTTATCAACTCAATTATTAGACCCTAAAAAATTGGCTGGAACACCTTATAATTTCTTTGAAACAGGAGCATTTTTATCAAATATGCAAATTGATTTACAGCCTAATTTAACTAAATTTGATATATTCAGTACAGGAACAGGAAGCGGAGATAAAGCGTTATTTTTTAAAGGATATTCTAACTTATTTGGATTGAATCAAAATAACGAAGAGATTGTAAATTATGAAATTATACTACCTGAGTTAATGAAATTTATAAAAAAGTATTTATGAAAGATAAACAAGATATTTCACTAGAAAAAACGGCAGAATTATGGAATAGCTTTTTAAACATTCCAAAAGACGAAATTCATCCAGATGACACAAACGATGTTAGATTTCATATTCACGCAATACAAAACATATTATTTACTCAAAAATATAAAAAATTAAAAGTAAATGAAACTAACTAAACCTAAATACTACGATTCAATCGACACTTTGCCGCTGTACAACTTCGACAAATATAGAACTACAACTGATTTAAATTGGTTTATCGTGGGTTATGATGGTAGGCAAACAAAGCAATATATTGAAACTTTGCAACCTATTGAAAAGATTATTTTAGATGAATATTTCAATGCAATTGATGATCGTTCGTTTACAAATCGTTTGCAAAAAATGGGAGAAATTGAAACGCTAAAAACAAAATACTTTGTTGTAAAATCATTTATTAATCGTATGTGGTTAGGTTTTGGTAACAACGAAATGGAAACAAGGCTTTTATTTGTGCGGGAATTAGTAAAACACGGTTTTAAAATGTCTGAAATAAATACCTTAGATGGGGATTCTGTAGAATTACATCGTTTAAATACCCAATGCGAAGGAATTAAAACCCGTATTTCATTAATTGCAATAGAATTAAATAAGGATGCAAAAGTAGAAAGCGCAAGTTTAGCAAAACAATTACAAATCGCAACTATTGGATTGCAATATCCGTATAGATTAAATCCTAAAGAAATAACAGTTTCAGAATGGATCGAAATAACAAAATTATTAGAAGAAAAATCTAAACAAAATTAATTATGGCAAATAATAGCGTAGATTTAGTAATAGGTAGCGAAGCGATAAAACAAGTCGAGAACTTAATATCAAAGTTAAGTTTAGCTGATGCTGAATTGATTAAAATTAGTCAAAGCGCGTCAACTGCAAGCAAGGGAATTACAGGAATCTCAACACCTTCGGGACTTGATAAAGCCGTGACGAATACCGCTAATTTGAATGCGCAACTTGAAAAGCAAAATGCAATAATTACCAAACTACACGCTGATATTGCAAAAAAAGCCGAACAAAGCCGATTAGCTGAAATTAGACTGCAACAACAAAGAGAAAAAGCTTTTGATTCATTTGAGAAAAACGCTAAACGTGAACAGGCAATCGCAGAAAAGAATCTAAGCGCATACAACAAAACCCAAACGCAAATAAATAATCTTACAAAGGTTTATAATGATTTAGCATTACGAAAAGAAAGATATAATAATCTTTCCGCAAATGAGGAAATGCGATTAGTAACACTTGGAAAAGTTACCGAAAAATACAACGGAATTTTAAAAGCAACCGATGCAACGATAGGCAAAAACCAAAGAAACGTCGGTAATTATGCAAGCGGGTTTAATGCATTAGGAAATTCAATAAATCAATTAAGTCGTGAAGCACCGGCATTCGCAAATAGTGTGAATACTGGGTTTATGGCACTTTCTAATAACTTCCCAGCTTTATTCGATGCTATTAATGGTATTCGTGATAAAAATAAAATGTTAGTTGCAGAAGGTAAACCGACTGTTAGTGTATTGAAGTCAATAGGAGCGGCTGTTTTTGGATGGCAAACATTATTGAGTTTCGGTGTTACTTTATTGACTTTGTATGGAGGTAAATTGGCCGAATTAGTTTTAGGTATTGGAAATACTGAACTAGCGTTGAAGAAACTTGAAATTCAACAAAACAAATATAACAAGGCGTTAGAAAATGCAAATGAAACAATCGACCATAATTTAGTATTAGAAAGAAATCGATTAAA